ATGGCAAGCTGACCCCAATACCGGAGGGCCCAACAACTAACATCACCCTAAAGAGCTGCGGTGAAGTGTGGAAATCACTGTGTAATGGAGACATCCCTGACACTGCAATAATGCTAGCACTGCAACAAGAGACAATTAACAACGAGTTTTCAAATCCCAATGAATGGCTGTACCCGGATAATAGAGAAAAAGTGATTCGTGCCGTGATTCACCACCGTGTTAAAAGTGAAGGCAAGAGCTCAACGCTAACAAGGTTTTTCAATGAACTTGATAAACTGCATAGTGATGTTAGCAGCACCAAAACTCTAACCGACCCAGCCCCAACCCCTGGAAAAACCAGAAGTGCGCGCATAGCACGAGAGACTCCAGATGTGAGTCCAGTGAGGGTCGGGAAAGAGCCAAACCTATGGTTATCCACGGTGCTTGGATGGATGAACAGGTGGGCAGCCGACAATAAAGATGCAGCCCTGGCAATGGAAATTCACACAACTATGGGGGCATTAATCACGTCAAACAAAGCAGTGGCTGAAAAAATAGCAACCTTAAAGTGCAAGCGGAAGCCGCTCAGTTTGCCTACTGGTGGTGGCCAGCATGTGCTCATAATGGTTGTGGGATCTATAGGAGAAATAACCCCGATGGTTAAGTTGGGAACCCTACTTCTAAACACTGGGCTGTACTCAGTTACAATGTGTTGCCAACCCGATGAAGGTTTGACCATGCCTGTAGAAATGGGATACTCACAAGTAGGGGTAAAGGTGAAACCCATGCAGCAATTGGTGATTGATCAGATGGACTCACCTCATGTAGGTGAAGCCACAGCCATAAGTTATTGGACAAATGGCCAATTTCTCAAAGCAGGGTTAGCTGTCAAAGACGTAGATATAGTGATTGCCAACGTGATTTGTTACACCGCTGGCTTAATTGCCCGACATAACAAAGCCAAACTAATTATCACAACACCAGCGCTGGAGATAACTTCATTGCGGGGAAGCTACCACAATTTTTTAGCTGGAGCTGCTACTACTGACGAGCGATTTGCACTGAATCCACTATTGGGGGCGGCCTGGTTCAGCCTAACCAAAGAAATGCGCACAGATGTGATCATAGATCAATTGGAATTTAGACAACGGCCAATACATGGGCTTTTCCCGAAGGAGTGGCTCACGTTGAACACCGAACCGCTAAAGTTCGACATACAGCCACTGTTCGGAATGGAGAATATAAGCACAACCGAGGTCGATGAATCATTGAATGCTTACGAGTTTGTCGTGCTGGCTGGGTCAACATTTGGACCATGCTGGAAGCACGTGATGCTGCAACTAGTGCGCTGTTTGGCCAATGAACGGGTTATCATAGCCTTGACGTTCAACAACCCAGTGACGCATTTTGAGCAAGACGTTGGCATCAGAGTGGCCGATTTACCGCGTGGATTTAAAGTGGTTAAATGGGTGAATTATCGAGCTATCCACCACAAGATCGTGGTAACTCATGGAGGCGCGGGGGTTATGGCAAACATAACTTCTGCAAAGAATAAGTTAGTAGTCATACCCATGATAGGAGACAATTATGCCAACGCAAAGTGGGCGTCTAAAGCCCCATGGGTGCGAACTATGATGCGCACAGACAACAACTTGGCCGAATTAATAGCTGAGTTGCAGCAGGAGAGCTACGGCCGCATTGACTATGAACACACTGAGGACATTATTAAAACAAGGATGGCAGTTAATTTAATTACTAAAACTAACAACAATAACATTCATTGCAAATGCAAACGACAACACGTGTTACTTCACTTCATTGGTACCAGGGGTGACTTCAACAGTATAGTTCCAGCGACAATAAAATTGGCCGGCACGAAGCACGTGATAGCCATAACTCATGACGATTTCGTCACTGAGCTTCCCGAAGGCTGGATTACGGTACCTCTGACGACCGATTCGACCACTTTAGCAGGGGAGGCTGCCGCTGCACTAGATGTCAAATTGTCCAATTTGACAGGCCCAGTGAAGCACTATCAGAGGTTGAGCTCGGAGTCATTGAGTGCAGTGAAAAGAATTACTATGAAAATAGACTGCGTTATGACCTCATTCTTCACACCATTTTCCACGAGGATTGGGGCCCTCTTTAAATGCCCTGTGATCACTATAGACGCCATACCCAACCGGCCTTTCTATGTGGACGGCAAGGAAATAATAACAAAGTTGCCAATTGTTATCACTGACCGAGGGGACCGGCTGAGACACTCTGTGATGGAAGCCCTGGATAGTCAAGCTTTGGCCATTGACGAATTGAACAATTTGACAATCCAAGTTGTCACTTGCCATCGTGAGCTATACACCGATTACATCGTAGATGAGCCTGACAATCCAATACTCAACCTGTTGGTTAACGACAAGGCTACTAGGGGTAGGAAAACTCCGTTGAACCTATCAGCTGGGAGTAATGTGCTGATAACCTTCGGGTCGATACCCACTCCAGACCGCGTACTAGATGTGTTGGCGTTGCTCCAATCCGATCCTGCCAACAGTGGTGCGTCGTTTTACGCGTCCGGCAAGGGAAATTTTACTGATCTGTGGAGTCATCCAAATTACATCGCAGAACTGAATTATCCTGACGACCTCAGTATGTTTGACGTTGTAGTTCACCACGGGGGTGTGGGCACCACGTGGAACTGCATGAAGGCAAAAACAATTCAGGTGATCTGGCCAATATTTGGTGACCAATTCATCTGGGCAGAATATGTTAGAAAGGAAAATGTGGGATTCAGAGTTGATAGCCCAAGTGAATTGTCACTTGTGCTCTCAGACTTAGTGATGAATAAACACAGACTGCAAGAGTCAATAGCTGAGACCGTTAACAGAAAAATATTCGATTATGAAGATGATGAGACCGCTATTCTAAAGACTTTGAATTGGAATGTCAATGTAAAAGAGAATTTGCTGTGGCCATTTGTGGTGGATCAGCCTGGCGCCCCATGCAATCTGCATCCCGGTGATTACTCTTCTACAGCTGTGATGGACATGACTGTGCACAGCCCAACTGCAGTGTTAGGATGCGTGAGAGATTGCGTGGACAAAGCCTGTGTGGTTGTGAAAGACAGTCCCGATTTGGTCAATTGGAACAATCCCAGTCATGGTGAAATGATCAGAATACTACGCCTAATTAACATAAATTATAGATTGTTTTTGGGAGGGGAAGTGTCAGGTATGGAAATTGTTGATAGCTCCAAACCTATACTGTCATTAGATGTCTCCAAAGTGGGCACATCCTATCACTGCACGATAGTGGACGCACATGAGACCAGCATTCCGCAGCTGAAACCAATGAATACTATCAGTGAGACTGAAGCCCTAGGTGAGAATACCATGACCGCACTCGTGGCAAAGGGCGGCTCCATGGCTGAGCTGGTCCTAGGCAAATCCGAGATGCAGGCAATGGCCTTAGAAAAGATAGCGTCCATTCATTATGATTTAACTACGCGGTTAACAAGGCAACAACATGGAGTTGTGACTATTCAGCCGGTTGAAGTTGTGGGGCGTGAAAACATGTACATACACATAGGTTCATCCCAACTAAAGAATGATTGGGTGTACGTGACTCGGAAGACAACAACAAACAAGCCCTCAATGCTGTATGTGGTTGTGCTCCAGGACAAAGCTGTTCTGCGCCTAATTAATGGACCCAGATTAGTGGGTCAAAAGATTATGTTGATGAGCTTGCAGAGAATGGACTTAGGAATCCAATTTGTGACCAAGTCAAAGTTAAGAACCTCAGATTGGTTCTTCATAAACGCCGGTGCTAAGAAAGCTGACACAGCAAAGAAGCGTAAGGGGTTGGCCGTACTGCATAACGAAAAACATTATAAATTGATAGTTAACAAGGTAGACAACCAAAAGCACGACAAATACGACGCTGTGAGAGCTATAAAGCAAGCCGAGGATTATGTGTTGCCAGACGGTTTGAGCAAGGATGATTTTGAGAGGTGGTTCTTTAGTGACCGCCAGGTTTACTTAGACGGGAAGTTGTTTGTAAAGTTGGACAACCAGCCAACCAACAGCCTGCAACAAGTGATGTGCACAGTCAATACATCCCGACAAGTGCTAAAGCAAGTGTACGGCACATGGTACGTGGATGTGAAGGAGAACGTGAAAATTATAAACAACCAATTGGGCTCCCCAGCAAAGAAGGAACTGACATGGGCTGAACTGAAAGCAAATGATATAGATGCTGAAATTGTGGCGGGAATAGAAAAGCGGTGGTCATTGCTGGACACCACAGTGTTTCAGTATGATCCCACTTACCGAACCAAAGTTGGAGTGTCAATGGCAGCCACTGTAACACGACTGGCTCTTGCAGAAGGAGCGCTCATTTTGGGTCAACCAGTGGCCGCATACAAGCCCAAGGTCGCCGGTGCTGGGCTGCTAGCCAAATCTTATTCATGGTGGACCAGCTCAACGTCAACTTCCACCCACTCCGGTGATTGGTGGGGCTTGAAGCGGAACAACCCAACTCCACTGGCCTCAACGGGGGCGGTAAAATCCGTCGAAGCCCAACAAGGACAATTAGCAGCAAGCGTGGTTGTGGCCAACACCACAAACCCCACATCTGGTATTAGTGGTTACCACACACAGGACTTGAGCAATGAGCTTACGAGAAAAACTTGGGAAATAGTGACAAATGTAACTCACCTGCCGGACTTTGATGCAATGGTGTTCTGGAGTGATGATGAGTTGACTGATTGGCTGGCCTGTTACGCCCCATTCGAGTCAAAAATGACGTCGACCGAGTGGGCCCAAAAAATGGTTACCAGCAAAAAGCACACACTCACTGAATTCCCGACCCTGGCTAGACCAGTGCATACCAAAGCTGCTTTTGAAGAACAGCGATCAATTGCAGGCAGACTGTTCAGTGTCAAAAGAATACGCAAAAGAGTTCCTAACATTGATAGAACTATGGAATATATATATTTGGCATTTTTCCATGACAAAGCTAATGAAATGGTCAAGGGGTTCAAGGCTGAACCCCTCTTCTACAACTCAAAAGCCAGCATAGAGTGGATGGAACGCCACAAGTCTACTGACCGCGTGTACGAGGATTTGAAAAAGACCCTGCAAGCAGGCTCATTTACTGAAAAATTGTCTGACGTGAAGATACACATAAAGTTGGAGTCTCTGCTAAAGCAGGCAGACAAGGTTATAAAGCGCCATGAACAGCAGAAGGCCCGCATAATTGTGTGGCAGCGTTATGCCGTGGCCGCAATCTTTTCTCCGATATTCACAGAAGCGAAAAAGCGAATGCACAGCCTATTCAATAACAAAGTGGTTTATGCAGACGGAAAAACACCTGAGCAACTATCATCGTTTATGAGAGGCACAGGAGACAAGACCAAATATGTGATGAGCACCGATTTAGAGCAGCAAGACAGGCAAACAGACGATCCCATAATAAACGTCGAATTTAAGTTGTATGCAGACTTGGGAGTACACGCTGATGTGTTGTCAGCATGGCGAATGGTACATGAGGATTGGAGGTTTAAGGGAACTTATACTAAGGGCCACCGGCGGTCCATGAGATTAACAGGACAAGCCACCACCTCCATAGGTAACGTCATCAACACCATGCAAACACATGCACAATTTGTTTATGAAAATCGCGACAAGGTAACATTCGTGCTAATATTAGGCGATGACAACTGCATAGGGTTGAGTGACACTGTGGATTACCAGCACATGAAGAGAGAAACAGCAGACAATTTTAACATGGTGTCCAAAACTGAACTGACCGAGAACTTTGGCGAATTCTGCCACTTCTTAGTGTACAAAACTAACTCAGGATACTGGGAGCTGGGTCCTGATTACGTGCGATTGCGAAACAGATTTGAAGTCACCAATGGTGTCTCCGAAGTCACAACAGAGAACATGGCATTAAGAACCATGTCTTACGCAATGACAGTAGGAGCCACACCGGAAGTGGCCCATCTGGTTGAGTCGGAACACTGGCCAATCAAGCCCACAATGTGGTACGACGAGGCAAGTGCTATACAAGCAATGATGGCTCGGTATGATTACACATACGAGCAGGTGAGAGCTAACTACCACATGTTACTACACATGATGACTGAAAGAGAAATCTTCGAAAAGAGATTAACAATCATGACTTCAAAACCACGCAAACATTAACAAATTTATTTCTAAGGCAGCCTGGGGTCCCCCCCCCC